TCACTCCATCACAAACAGTTTGTTTGCAACAACTTGAGGCTGCGCTTGGTTAAGGAGACGCCAAGCTTGTGCAGGATCCACATCCATTTGTTGCTTGAAGCTGCCCCAGAAGTTTTCAGGTTGCTGAGGAGCAGAAGCAGAAGGAGGAGCAGGGAACTGGCCCAGCATCGGATTCACTGCTTCAGTGCGATAACCAGGGGTTTCAAGCTCGGTCTCGCTTTCGTACACAGGGTACGGACCTTCAGGACCAAAGAACTTCAGGGTGTAATCGCTGAGAACATCGGGGTTCGTCAGGATTTCGTTGTAAGCCAGGTTCTCTTGGTGCTCGTTGACCGCAAACTCAGCATAGTTTTCGATCAGACCTTTGGCTTGAGTGCCCCAGGCAACAGCACTATCCAGCATGCCTTCCAGTTGAAGGGCGTAGTTGTTGAGAATAGCTGGTGCTTCAACGCCGTACGCGCTTACCACGTGGCGGGTTTCTGGACTCCACTGGAGCAGGTCCGCTACGTCCTCCAAGGATTGAACCGAGAAGGTTTGGGAAGAGTTGGGCGAGGATGTCGGGTTGGCTTGCCAAGTCTGCGGAGCCGATTGTGGCGTAACTTGGGGCGCTTGCTGGCCGTAATTGGCCGGGGCGTACTGTGTCGTCGGCGCTGATGGTTGACCCTGGAACGGGGATTGAACTGGTGCGCTCAGCAGGTTCACCACCTTGTTGAACGCCGATTCCCATGGGTTGCCCTGACTCTCCGATGGGGATTGGGGGGCGTACTGAGACGGGGCGGATTGGTAATTGGGGGCCGCCTGAGGTACCGCTTGGGGGTAGCTCGTACCCACCTGATACTGGACCGGAGCTGCCACTGGAGCCTGGGCTGCTGGTGCTGCCTGGTAACTGGGCACCACGTAGCTGCTGGGAGCCACCGCTGCCGGAGTCGGGCTCGTCTGTGGGATCGATTGGACGGTAGCGTCCTGCATAACTCATCTCCTTTTGTAGAGCTTCTAATGTTCGATACAGATATGGAGTTAAGTCCAATCTTGGGTCCGCAGCCATCGGAAGATCCGGTGCTTGCGGGTGGGGAGTCTGCATCATTCCCCCCACTAACCTGGCAAATGCAGAGTATGCACCCTGTAATTCATTCACCATCCTGAATGGGAACCCAGATAACATCTCGGCCCGCTCCTCATCCGTCTTAGACGGGAAGAGGTACTTCAATGCTTCAATGCTATCAACACCTAATTCTTGTAGGTTTCTTACAACAATTGAGTTGTTGAGAATATCTTGGGTAGAGTCCTCATAAACAGGGCCTAACCAACGCCATAGAACGGTGACATCTCCATCGGGAATAAGACCCATGACTCCTGGCGGAATCATCTGAGTCTCGATACAAGCCATCATAATCTTTTTGAGCTTGTCGTTATACATTTGCATCGCTTGCTTATATGCTTCTTCTTCTTCCGGTGGGGCACCAGGGGCAAGTGACACAGGCTTCTCAAGTCCTGCTGCAGCAGCAAGAGTTGACTTAAACAATTGCTCTTCCTGGTAAATAATTAATTCCAGACAACGACAAAGACCATGAGTGTAAATGGCATTTGCTTTTTTCTTCGACGTTGCAGATACACGTCCAAACAACGACTTGTACTCTGTTGCTGTTACACCAGCAGAAATAGATAGTTCATCCACGCCGCCAAGGGCAGTACGGATCTCTTCTCGATACTGACGAGCAAATGCGTTTTGGTCACCAGTAATTGCATCTGGAACAATATAACCAACACGGTCGTTTGGCTCCAGGTTTGCAATAACGCGTGGAACACGGATCTGACCATCAATACCACGGCTGACAGGGTCAGCCTTAAACATCGAACGGCTTAACGGAGAAGGACTTGTAAAGCCTGAGTTAGCAGCAATAGAGGGACGTTGTACTGTAACATCGCCTCCAGCCTCCATAAGGTCTGTCTTGGGGCGAGACGACAACAGTGTTGGGTTACCAAAGAAGGTGATGTTTTTGCGCATGGTGCGCATCAAATCATCATGCGTACAAATATGATTGGCCATTGCATCGAATTCACCGATGCCTTCTGTCGAAAATCCTTGTGGATTATTAAGAATTTCAACGCAAGGAATAAAACCAAGACTATTGGTTAACTGTTTTGTATTTCCTGTCAACGCATAGGTTGGCATATCAAAGTTCATCTCCGAATCGGAGTGAGTTTCTTCAATCTCAGTTGTTTTGATTGAAAGGCGAATATAGCGCTTAGCTCCAGGGCTATATGTGCTTTGATTCCCGGTCAGGTTTGTTGTATTAATATTCTCGCCAAAGCCATTACCACGGCGCACCTTATAGCTGTAGATGATTACAACTTCATCCAGCTCGCCATCAACGTTGTAATAAGCACGATATTCGTGCTCACGAAAATAGTAGAGACGGTAATTATTTTTGGTTGGACGAATGTAAAAAAGACCTTTGCCATCACAGAGGAAATACTCCCAGATTGAATCCAGGCGCGTATCCATCTTGTTGTACTTCATCACGCGATCAAGGAAATCCTTGCGCTGTGCACCGAAGTTGTCTTGAGATGGAAAGAATTCTACCCCTTGGCGAATGCCAAAGAGTTTCATCTGAGCAATATGAGACGCAACGATGCCCGTATCAACAACAATATTGCTGTCCTTATCCAGGTAAGCGTTGATGATTTCTTGTAAACGGGCCTTAGCGTCAGCCATTATTCACCTTGTTCTTTAATTAAATACTAGCAGCTCAGGAGACGTACTTAGCATCAAAGCTAGAAGGAACATCAGCCTGTCTACCCAATGGATTTTGTCTGTTGTAATCACGAATATATTGACGAAAATTACCGCGATTTGGGAACATGTTTTTAAAACGTAGCTCCTCTACTTCATTGAGGAATTGTCCTTGTGTCATGGGAAGACGAGGGTCTTGTCCCACAGGAATACCCTGGGAGAGCAACTGGACATCCATACCACCACCCTGATAAGGTAACGGCATCATTTGACCAAATCCGCCACGATAGACGAGATCACTTACTGCACTTGTGTTACCTGGCATTCCAGGAACTCCATATCCGCCATCTGTTCTAATCATTGCATGCCACCTCAATCCGTTTATTCTACTCTTCTATAACCTCGTAACCAGCAGCGTCATTAACCTTGGAAATGATAATACCAGTACCACGAACATCCCAATTAAGTACGTCACCTTCTTGCCAGCCCAGCTCTTCCGTCACCTCATCGGGAAGTACAATGTAAGGCTCTCCGTTCTCGTCCTCCTGGACTTCAAGGATGTAGCTCATTTTGACTCAAGTAATTTCTCAACTAGCTTATCAAGCTTTGCGTTGATCTGATTGAAGTTGTCATGCATCTGCTGGATTTCTCTCAGGAAGTCTACCTTGAGAACGTACTCCAAAGGCATACGTTTTAAATCGTCTTCCAAGACGTCAATCCTTCGCTTTTGCGAACCAATGTAATTAAAAGCTTGTTGAATCTGGTCGTTTTGCCTGCCAAGGATTTTACCTGCGACCCAACTGCCACCGGTGATGGCTGATACAACGGCCGTCAAACCGATAGCAATGTACTCAGGTCCCACGACCAAATTTCGCTTTTTTCTAATTCTAATGTTTAGTAATCAAGTTGCAATTTACCTTTGCGCATAAGACCATTAATCATCCAGACAAGGGCATCAACGCAGTCGTCATGGCTACTAACGCCAAAGTTAGTCAGCTCTTCAAACATAGCGGTAAAGTTGCGATATCGATTGAAGATGATCTTACGGTCCTCAAAAAGACCCATGCAACCACGGAAGCGTGCCAATTTATCAGCACGGAATCCTTTGACGGGATGCCAATTTAAGTTGTAAAGACTCTCGTTATTTAGGCATACACGTTTGAAGTCAGCTTCCAGGGAAGCCTGGTACTGTACAGCTTCTGAATAGATGTCACACGTGGAGTAAGTCGGAAAGTAATTACCGTTTTCATCTCGACCAAGTACCGACCAATCATTAAGCAGTTCTTTGAGGGCATCTAGTTTTTCTAGGTTGCCCATCACGCGTAAACGACGGTAGTCAATAACGTGAATCTGGTCGCCAATGCGTCCACCAAGAACCATCACAGTGTAATCATTCTTCTCTTTGGTACCAGCGGATAAATCAACGCCAATGGCAAGCGTATCAAACTCTGTAGAGATTTCGGCTTTAACAATTAGCTCAGGCGCAAGCGATAGTTCGTTTTGCCTGATGACTTGATTCATGTACTGGAAAGAGAAAGCAATTGGCGCTTGCCGTTTCTTTTCCTTAAGGTAATCCAGTGACCACATATCAGGCCAATAAGATCGTTCATCCCCTGTTTTAGGATCGTTAAGGATTGCAGAAAGAACAATTTGTAACCAGTTGTTTTGCGTGTTGAATGTTGTTGCATGAATGTCATCATGTCGAAAGCGCGTACCAAGGCAGATTGCCCTGGCTCCTTCAAACATGGTGGGTGCGATCACAGCATTCCAGTTATCCTGCATCTGCTTACGGATGTCAGGGTTAGAAATGTCTGCCGCTGATTTGATGGCGTCATCGATGATGACCAAGTGTGAACGCTTGGAGGTCACTGAGCCCTTAAGACCTGCTGCACAAAGCGTAAATTGTTCTTCACCTGTGGTGTCGATACCAGCAAACTTGTGATCAATAGACCAGTACTCATTACTGGTGACGTTCTTTAATAGGCGGACCGTTGGGAAAACTTCTTGGTAGCGTTTGCTTTCAATGATACGTTTGATGGTTGCTGACTTGGAACGCGCAATATCAACCGTGTAAGACAAATAGAGGATCTGTAGCGGCTTCTTGGCTTGTGTATGGATACCAATGGCCCAAGCTGTAAACAAACCAAGGACCGTACTCTTGGCTGATCCCCTAGGTGCCAGGAGATCAACGTTTGGTCCTGCAATCTTTAAGAGGCAACTGCTGTCTTCACCTGTCACAAAGTGACGATGCCATTCTTTGTGATGATGAGCCGGAGGTTTATCTGCTACATACTCACAGAAAAAACCAAAATCTTCCCTTGCTTTCTCCAGGGATTCAAGATTTCGGGGAACACGAATTTGCTGTCTGCGTGCCGCAGCTTGTGCATTACGTCGATACGCAAGATGTTGATACGCAGGCACAGTAAGTATTGTTCAGTGTATTACTGAATACTACCTCATTTGCCGTCTTCGTTGCTCTTCTTCTGTTCTTTGTACTTGCGAGCTTTGTCCAGGGCGGCCTTGCGCTTCTCCTTGTCCGACATCTCGCTGCCGTCCTCGTTCTTGGCCTCTTTCTTCTTGAAATGTTCCAGGAGTTCTGGAGGCATTTTGTTCTTGCTCATTTTGCTTATTATTACGGATAGCGTTTAAAACTTCAGCACCTTCAGATGCAGGGGATTCACCACCAACGGGTGCTCCTTGTAAACGACGAATCCCACCAAAGCGATTCTTTTGAAGCTGTTGAACAACGTTCATCATGCCACCAGCGAGGTTGGCATCTGGAGCAGCTTGGGCTTGTGGTGCTGGGTTCATGAGTTTTATTTTAAATCAACTTTCCTCATACTGCATCTTTGCCCAGATGCTCATCGAGGCTTCTTCCAAGGGGATCTCAATAGGATCATCTTTGAAGATCACCATTAATTCACGAATGGCGCGGTCAGCACCAGCCATCAATAAACCTTTACGATCTCGACTAGAAGTAAATTGCTCAATCTGAGCAATCGTACCGCGTAATTCTTTTTGCATACCAGCGATGCGTGCAACGCCTGCATCACGTTTTACGACACCATTATCTACGTCGTCACGTAATTTACGGATATCTTCTTGCATCTCCTCAATTTCATAGAGGAGTTTCCTACGGTGATCCGGTTTAGGGTAGTGGCTTTTAACCCACTGCTCACATGGAACAATACTTCCTTTGTAACCAAGAAACCTGGCGTATAGGTAGCACTCGATTATCGAAAAAGTTTCTTCAGCAAAACTAACGAAAGCGTCTTGTTCAGCAGAGTCGATATTATCAACCCACTGATCAAACAGCTCAATATCGATAAGCTCGTTGCGCCTGGTTGTAGTCGCGGGTTTCGTCAGCTTGCTTGAACTCCTGTCCTTGAGAAGCGGAAGTTCGTTGTTCTTCTGCGCCTTTACCGATGGTTTCACGTTCTTGGGTTCCGGCATCTTCTAATTTCTTCTTAGAGAAACTATAAGCCACTTCCGCAGCTTGCTTATATTTATCTAGATCAAACCAGTCATCGGCTTCGGTTTGACCTGCAGGCACGCTACTGGTCATGGCTCATTTCTCCTTAAGTGATCAGAAGTTGCTCATCATGCTGGCAAGGCCCTGAGCAAAGATGTTGCGACGACCTTCCGTCGATTCTTGACGCTTTTGACGACCTTTAGAACCTTCTAGCTTATCAAGAAGTTGTTGAAACTTATCGATATCAAAGTAGTCGTCGGCAGAAGACTGCCCAGCGGGAACAGAAGAAGTCATTGCAATAACGCTTGGTTATGTATCTATTTTAAACAGTATTAACCAAAGACTGAACCAATTAAACCATACATGGAGCCAGCTAACTGCATTTTGCCAATACTTTTATCTGCTGATGTCCTTTGCTTCATGGATTCCAG